GTCGAGGCGGACGACGACCGCGGACGGGTCGAGGACCTCTAGAGAGTCGACGCCGCGTTCGGTGCGGGTCTGACGCCAATAGGCGTTACCGGAGGCGGCGAGAGACCATGTCGTCTCGAAGAAAAAATCGAATCTGGTTACGAACGGGTCGGGACGGCGGGAGAGACGGGTCTCCTCGTCGAATCCGAGACGGGCCACCGAGGCGGAGATCAGATCGACGGCGGCGTATACGGCGGGGAGGGTCTCGGCGTCGAGGTTGCCGAGGAGCTGGGCCAACTCGATCGACTCGATCTGATATTCGACCGGCGGGGGGGGAGGGTCGAGGGAGGTCCGGAGGTCCGAGGGAGGCTCCGCGTCGAGTAGCCAATCCCGGAACTTTCCCATGACCTGGAAGATACTCCCAGGCGTGCGAGGGGTCTAGTCACGTTGTTCTAGTGGATGGCGGGGACCGGTCGAGGCCTCGACGCTAGGTAGACCGCGCGGGCGGTCGAGGTCACTCCCGGGATCGGTTCGGCTCCCCGGGCGATCCACCAACGCCCCTCCACCGACGACCGGCGTTCGGCGTGAGCGAGTTGAGTGGAGAGGGCGGTCCGTCCGTAGTGACGGAGACGGTCCCCGGTGAGCAGGTCGAGGAGATGTTGGGAGGCGGCGACCCAATTCCGACCGGTGACCGCCTCGGTCGGATACCGGCCTCCGAGAGCGTCGGCGAGGGTCTGGGCGGTCCAAGGGTCGAATCCGACGAGACGAGGGGCGAGATCGTCGACGACCCGACGGACCTCGGATTCGGCTCCGACCAACGTCGGCGAGTAGTAGACGAGGTCGGTACCGATCCGACCGTCGGAGAGGATCCACGCCGCGGAGACGGCGACGGCGAGACGGTCGGGGTCGGCGTCGATCGAGACGACGGGACGGTATGCGGCCGACGGTCCGGCGAGGTTCGGGTCGGCGGCGGCGTCCCAAAGGTCGGCGGGGATCGCCCGGGTCCCCGAGACGGCGACCCAACGACACAAGACCTCGGTTTGGAAACGTTCCGGGGTGAGAGTTTTTTGGAGATGGGCGATCCGTTCCGGGGCGATGAGGATCCCGAGGGACGGGTTCGCTTGCGACCAAGCCTCGGGGTCGTCGTCGTCGAGGGAGGGGTCGGCGGACCATTCAAGCCAGGCGAGGGACGGGTCGTCGGCGAGACCGCGCCGGCGGAGGTCGTTTAGGACCACCGAGTCGGGGTCCCCGGCGTTGGAGGCGTACCAAACTTGAGGGTCCGCGGACGTGTTCAACGTGGGGAGGATGGCGGCGACGAACTCGTCGGAGGAGTACTCGCGGACCTCGTCGAGGATGATCAGGTCGGCGGTCCGGCCTCGGGGGGCGTCGGCGCGGGGGGCGACAATCCGATACGACCCTCCGTTGTGCATGGTCACCGACTCTTGTCCGTTCGCCCTCCGGGGTCCGTACGCGATCGAGGAGCCGAACCTCGATTCGAGGATCGAGGCGATCGAGAGAAACGACTCTCGGGGGAGGTCCCGGTTCTGAGCCGAGTGGAGGATCCGCTCTCCGAATACGAGGAGACCGGTTAACGCCCGGATTTCGAGGATCCCTCCGGTTTTCCCGTTCTGTCTGGCGACGGCGACCCCGACGTCGGGATAAGCCCAACGTCCGTCGACGGTTTCGAGGCCGACGGCGAGGGCGTGAGATTGCCATCCGAGGAGGGGACGTCCGACGACGGAGGCGACCGCCTCGGCGTATCGGGCTTTCGTAGGCCGGTCAACTCTCCGCGGCGTCCCGATCCGAGGCGTCGGCGATCCGGAGGATCTCGGCGAGGGGATCATCGGCGGCGACCTCCCATAGGCCGAGACGGTATCGGGCGGCGGGGGTGAGGCCTAGCTCCCGGAGGAGATGAGAGGCCCGTCCGGCGAGTTCGGAGATATCCCGGGCGGGGAATCCGAACCCTTCGAACAGTGACGCCCCTCGGGTCGAGTCGAGGGCGAGGGCGAGATCCCGGAGGATCCAGACCGACGCCTCGTCGGTGTCGGCGATCCAGTCGGCGGCCCGGACCGAGGCGATCACCGCCCGTTCTAGGGTCGAGGGACGGGGCCGACGCGTTTTGGGAACGGACCTCTTAGGGGTCACGCGCGCCGATCCCGACCCTCGATGTCCCCTCCGGTTCTCGGGGCGACTCCCAACGGGCCGGGGGTCGCCAGAGACGACCTAGGAGACCCGCCGGATCTGAAATCTTGTAATTCGGCTCCGTCCCCGGGGTTTTCGAGGCCTCGGGGAGAGAGATCCCGGCCCGAGGAGTGTCCAGTCATCGACGATCTAAAAAACGGGGTCCGGACGACCCGTTTCCCTTTCCGGCGATTGCAGGGGAGGCACGCGGCGACAAGGTTTCCGAGGGCATCATTCCCCCCCCTCGAAACGGGGAGGACATGGTCGACCTCGGAGGCGGGGCCTCCGCAATAGTGACAGGCGAATCCGTCCCGGGCGAGAACCTCGGATCGGATCCGACGCCATTCCCGAGTCGACCCCCTCCTCCTCATTCCCCTCGACCCCCCCTCTCTTTCTCGACCCAGTCTCGGAAATGGGTGACACATAGCGGGGTGTCTGACACCGAGACGAACGCCTCCTCCCCGCATCGGCAATACCTCACCGTCGGAGGATCCTCATAAGACCGATCGTCCCCCCGAGGACGAGGGCGATCCCGACGAGGAGGAGGAGGACGGGGGGGGTCACAATCTGACTCGGCGATATTCGACGACCTGTTCGATCTGTTGGGTGAGAAGGGTCGGGAGGTTGCGATGCTGGGGGAGGGTGAACAGTCCGAGAATGTCGAGGCCCTCGACGACGAGGACCAAGGCGTCCCGGAAGCAATGTTCGGCGGCGTCGAGGTTCTCGGCGAGGATCCGGTCGGCGTGAGAGATCCGGGTCGTCGACGGGGCCAAGGGTATGGGGGTTCCATTTCCGTCGACGACCCGGACGGTGCTGTCGTTCTCGTAGTGAATCATGGTCTAGGCCTCCTCTAAGAGGTCGTCGAGGTTGTATTGGTCGGGGATCTCGGGCGGTGTCGGGCGGGGTCGGCCGAGAGAGTCGAGGCCCTCGGAGTAGAGGGCGGCGACCTCGTCTCGGTGACGGACCGCGACGACGAATAGGGCCTCGGTGAGTAGGGCCTCCCGTTTGGCGAGGCAGGGTCCGCACGTTGCGAGGAGGTTGGTCTCGTCGTAGGGGTGGCCTCCGAGAGGGACCGGGATTATCGGGGCGACCCTCGACGCGGTGTCCTCGCAATACCGGCAGACCCCCCCGTCGCGTCGGAGTACACGACGGACGAGGTAAACGTCGGGATCGTCGTTGCTCATCCGATTCTCCAGGGGTGGACATATAGGAGGGCGAGATCCCGAGACCATTCGAGACGGATCCAATGATCTCCGGAGTGACCCTCCGGTTTCTGGCATCGGAAGCGGACCTCGGGGACGGACTCTCCGTTGTTGCTCGCATAGTCGAGGGGAGGCGAGACGGCATCGCATATGAGACGGAGAGGTTCGGGGATCATCGGAGACCCTCCTCGGAGAGGGCGACGGCGATCTCCGCCCAGGATCGGCCCTCGGATCGGAGGGCGTCGACCCGGAGGACCCGATCGATTTCGAGGGCGTGAGCGCGGTCCTCTCTTTGTATCTCTTTGTATATAGGTGCGAGTCTCAGATTGGGACCCAGATTGGGACTGGAGCGCGGATCTGTCCCAGAATGGGACACCGTCCAGTCTCCAACATTGAGACGGAGACGACGGGTCCCCGGGAGATCCTCGACCTCGATCAGATCGTCGGCGGCGAGGGTCTGGAGGCTCCGGTAGATCGAGGTTCTAGAGAGACGCGTCGAACGGCGGAGACGGTCGACGACGACGGACGGGTCTCCGGTCACATAGTGAGATCCTCGGGGGGTGATCCATGCCAGACCGACGAGGAGGAGACGGGCGGACGTCGTCGTCGATAGGTCGGTGAGCCCTTTTTCGAAAACTTGGAAGAGGGCCTCCCCGCTCATAGGAGACCTTGGCGGCGGAGCCATTGGGAGAGGATCTTTTGGGAGACGATCCAACGTCCTCCGAGTTTGACTCCGGGGAGGTGCGCCTCTTTGAGGAGCCGATAGACGGTCTCCCGGGGGATCCCTAGCTCGTCGGCGACCTGTTCGGGGGTGAGGAGTTTGGTTAGCTCCGGTCGAGGGATCGGAGACGCTTCAGACCTTTGGGGGGGGGGGGGTGGCATGAGATGAAC